ACTCGTTACGGTCGCTAATGATCATGCCTTCGCTTTCAAACGGTTCGCTAGTGTCGTCTGAGCCGCTTTTATCTATTTTTAACTTTTTAAGTTGTAGCTCAACCATCTGTAGTTTTTTATCAATTTTTTGCGATTTTGCGTCTATAGCATTGCGTAACATAGAGCTAGCAACCTCAAAAATACGTCCTGAATATCTGCTGTCCACGTTCATACCTAGATCCATTAGATTTTTATAGCTCTCCTCAGCTTCCATAGCCAGTTTGTCTAATTCTAAATCACTGAGTTCACCTAATCCTTTAACCTGTGGCAGTGCTGCTGCAATCTTATCAAATTCTTGATAGGTTTTTTCCAGTGCTTTGGCGGTTTGAGGATCCACATTTTTAGGTATAGAGGGTTTGTCTTTGTCTTCTCGAGATTTCTCTTTGGCATCTACTTGTGCGAATGCTTCCTTAACATTTGGTAAATTAAGTATCTCTTCTAATTTGCGTGTCATCGTGAATATTTACTTGCGATTGCCTTGATGGAATAATTGTTCTTCACTCAATACTCGAAAAGTAATTCTATTCTGTCGAGCATAAGCAGTTGCAGCCTCCCATTTAGCTCTATTAATAACCACTTGTGTTTGTCTACCAGTGCTTTTACCAGCACGTGCCATGGTAATTTGATTCATGGGTTTTACTTCTATCAATTCTGCATGTTTACTACCATCTTTGTCCATGTAAACTATAAAAAAATCTGGCACATAAATTGTATATTTGCCTGTGAGTGGATGACGATAAGGTATCTGTATAGATTCACTAGCCCACTGATACACGTTCGGATGTTCGTCACACAATCGCATGAATGAGTGTTCCCAACCACTTCTGTAGGTTGGAGATTTTAAACCCACATACTTGGCAGGATTCTTCATTATGAATTTTCCTCTTGCGAATTTCATTAGGCTATAATATTTCTTGAAACTACGTCTTTGCTATCTCTGTTTTTTCTCACACCTAATTTACTAGATTTAAATCTATTGGTGTTAAGAATAATAGTTATTAACTCACTCATTTGCACAGGATCAGCTTTGCCTAGTGTGTCTAGAATTTCCATGACAGGAACAGAATCAATCTTTGCTTGTTGTAATATTACGTAGGCAGTCTCTTCTGCTGGTTGACGGTCAAATCCTCTCTTAACAAAAAATGCTACTGTGGCATCATAATCGTTGGCATTGAATTGAAATGGTTCCACATATTGAGTGGTTGTTAGAGCATCAATAGTTTTTTGCAAACCGTCTCCCTCTTTTTGTGGTAGATTTGTATAAAATTCGGCCATTATAATCCTGCTTTCTCAGATATAATAGATACTTCGTTAGTGGTTCTATTAATTTTAATATATCCTTCGTTGACTAATTTAGTTATGTCAGATAGAGCTCGATTTCTATAAACATTTTTTACTGATACAGATGAAGAAGCAAATTCCACATCACTCTGTGCTATAGATAAACCTTTTCTAGAACCGTTCTGTTGATAATATATGCTTGCAGCTACTCGATCTCTTGCTGATAGATTAGTTTGTAATAAATTAAATGCTTCGGTTGGACTCAAATAATTTTGTGTGTCAATGATAGGATTATTAATAACTCTGCTGGTTTTATTTTTATTATCAACTGTGCCTTTGGCTCCAGCTAGAGTTATTCCTGCTGCTACTACCGCTGCTGCTGTGCCCACAGAAAAACTCCCCACAGGATTGGTTATTGTGCCACTGTTTTTGCCTATTTCTTGCACTCCTGTTTTTGCAATACCTTTTAATTCTTCTTTGACATCTTTGGCTTTGACTTTTTTTGCATTATTGTATGTATTAATTGCGCCCAACACTGCTCCAAGATAATTGCCTGAGCTGTAATTTTCAATCACAGAACCTACACCATCAACAATTCCTCCAGGCCCAAATATTGAATTGGTTCCTCGGCCTAACACGCTTAAAGGAGATGGATCATTATCATAATGTAATGTTGCAAAACCTTGAGGTTTAACTCTTGTTATATTGCCCACAGAATATAACACACTCTCATACATCACTTGCATGGTATTGCTCATAACTCCACCACCATCGGCTTGATCAAGATCGTCATGGCTGAATGATGTTATTACAGGATTGATTAGAGTAAATGCCGTAAATTTTTTCTTATGCAATACAAATATCTGTATGTTTCTTAACAGTGGTTTTTTTCTTCCTTTGGCATTGTCCATACCAAATTGTCTAGGAATTCCTTCTCCAGATTCATACATAGTATCTTTGCCAAAATTTGTAACAGTAGCATTAGCACCTCCTAGAGTAACCGAATCTGCTATGTTGTATTCATAATAAGATTTCCAAAAAGCATTCACAGTATCTGCTTGATCATCGTGGAATGATATATTAATTGGTTGATATTGTATTCTAGTGGCTACAAAAGTTTTTTTATTGTATTGTAATTTTTCTTCATAATTTAAATTGTATTTTGGCAACTGGCAAGTTTTAACCAGCATGTTGAGTTCTAATTTTTCATTGGTTGTGAATGGTCTTGTTATAACTTCATTGTCAATGTCAAATACCACATGGAAAAGAAACTTTTGTTTAGGTGCTAGTTTAAAATTATCGTCGATATATAAACGACTAGCGTGTCGATAATCTTTTAATCCTGGAAGACCATCTGTAAAACCTGATAAGAAATTATTAATGCTTGGCATACTCTATATTTATAGTCACAAAAAAAGCGCCGTTAAAGGCGCTTCTTTTGCTATAAACGAAATGTAAAATTATATACCGCCGCCTGTTGCTAATGAACCGATAGTTCTTGTCAATGCTGTGCCAATTCCTGTGCCTTGTGGAGTTTGTACTGCGTTGTCATATCTGATTGATAGAGTGATTGTAACTGGATCAGATGTAGCATAAGCCAGTGTGTTGTAGTTTACTGATTGTACGTAAGAGCCATAAAGTTCCCAAGTTTCTAATATGCCTGGTGCTGTTGCGCCATTACCACCATCTAGCATTTCAATTCTAGTGGTGAATTTGTAATCAATTCCTGAAGCAGCTGAAGCCTGTTCAAAGAAATCAAATTGTTTCTGAACTTGCTCGCCTACTAATTTAGAAACAGAATTATTAACATCGTCTCTTAAATTTAATGTGATAGCTTCCCATGTATGTTTTCCAGCCATATAAATTCTTGAGTTGTAAACATCTAGAGTTACATCATCAAAAGTTAAATTAGGTCTAGTAACATCAATAACTTGTTTAGTTAATTCTGATCTTGGAGTGGATACACCGAAGTTCTCAAGAACAACTCTAAAACGATACTGTAGCTTTGGCATCAATAAACCTTGTGATGCTGAACTCTGATCGTTTGCTAATGGTACTGTAAATTTACTTAATGTTGAGATTGCCATATTTTTGTTCCTTTGTATTTACCGGGTATTAAACTCCCAAGTTAGCTATTTCTCCTGTGTTTTTAATTCTTAAAGGTATGTAAATAAACTCAACTGATTTCACAGGTTCAATTGCTATGTCTACATACAGTTCATTTCTGTCAATCCTTGTGGCAGTGTTGTTAGTTTCGTCACACACCACTAAGAAGTCATATAATGCTCTTTGACCTACTAGTTCTAACAAGAATGATTCAATAGCTGCTTTGATTTCATTTCTTGTTAAAGAATCATTTGGTTCAAAAATAAACGGTTTAGCTATTTTGTCTAATTGTGTTCTTAGATAAACAGTTAATCTTGAAACGTTGATTCTATCTAGAGCTGAACTTTCAGAAGTTTTAGTTAAGTTACCAAAGTTTAATATTCCTGTTCCTGAGAAGAATGTGATTGGATTTACTTTAGCAGAATGCATACTGTCTCTAATAGATTCAGTTAGAGCAATCTGTTGGAACTCACCAGTAGCACTATCAATGTAACCTACTGAAGTTGCATTGTCAACGATACCTCTTCGTGTACCAGCTGGAGCAAACCATGGGAATGCCACGTTGTCATTATTGGCTAATACTCTCAGCATCATGTGACTTGGTGGAACAACGATTGTGTTGCCTGTGTTATCTGTAGTTCTTCCTGACGGATAAAACACACCAAGGTAATCACTTGATGTAACAAGACCTGCATCTCCATTATCAGATGCACCTGCTGTGTTATTAGCCCAGTTAGTGATGTCTGTTGAATTACCTTCTAATCTCATTGGAGAATCTCCAATAACAAAAGATGTATTATTTCTATCAGTATTAAGATTAACTAGATTAGCAATCACTTCAGGATATCCTGGACATGCAATGATGTTGAATCCTCTCTGATCTTCTCTGATTGCTTGGTTAGTGTCAATTTCTGATTTTAATTGTTGAACAATTACTTTTCTCACAGCTTTTCTTCCAAAAGTGCCTGAACCATTGTCATTATTAGCATTTTTAGTTACCCATCTGTCTGGATAGTAACCAGATACTGATTCGTTACCGTATCTAATATTACCTTTACCTGAAGATCCAGAACCTGGATATGTGGTTGTAGTTACATAACTGTTTCTGTATTCTTTAACATTGTATCCTGATCTTCTTGTGTTGAATAACAAGATTGATTTTGGATATAGAGCTGGATCTGGACAATCTGGATCTACAAAATCATCGCTTAAAAGATCTTTAATTGAACTTGCTGTTCCTGCTCCTCCAGATGATAATGAATCATCTTTGTCAGAGTCTGTTTGCCATCTAGCATCAGCAAAAACTATACCAGTTTCTGTGGTTTGATCAGTATTATCAATTAATACGAAATCAGCACCATCAGTCAATGTAGTATCATATCTATAGATTTTTGGATAATTTTCTAAATCTGAAGTATCAATCCATAAATCATTTGCAACTAAAGCAGTACCATCTGATTGTGTGGTTGGTTTAGTTGATGAAAATTGAGGACCATTTGGATCAGTTGAGCCATAAACTTGTATGTAACCTTTCCATGCAGTTCCGTTATGAACCATGATATCAGCTTCTAAATTAGTATTATACCATAAAGTTCCGTTGCTTGGTTCGTTGCTCGGTTCTGAAGACGAAGCTGTGTAGCTTAAACGTTTCCAGTTAGTAGCAACAACCACTGCTGGTTGTGTAGAATCTTCTGTGTAACCTGCTGGAGCAACATATAAATTATCCACTTTGGTTGCAGAGTTTGCTGTGTAAGAACCGTAGTCATGTGCATTGGATGTTCCAAATCCTGCATCAGCTAGAGCTGTACCTGCAGAAACGTTCCACATTCTAAATTCTCCGCCTAGTGCATGAGTAATTTTAATAGCACCAGTTGAAAGTTTAGTTGCAGAAATATTTGTAAATCCTGCTGCACTGATTGCTGCAACAAAATCATCAGC